AGGCTGTACTTAGGTGGGGACTGCAATAGCTACATTTAAAATTACAGGCTTGATTAAAATTTACTTCTACGTATCGCGGATTCGCATTCCCTTCAGCACCAACTAATAGTGCTTCTTCGATGATTCCATCTTCCCATACATCTTTGCTACGATATGCACGATCACTAAGTTGATTTCCGCTATCTTCAATTTGCCAGCAAAATTCACATTCAGAAGGACGAATCCCACTTAACATTAATTTACGTTGAGTCTTTTTATGTTTTGTATTGTGTAAAGCACTTACGTCAATAACTACCTCTTCAAGAGGAATTGCATGAGCCCTGGGATGATAACAACTGTGAGTACGACCTGTTGGAATATGGATACTAACATTAAACCACTTGGCTAAACAGAAGCTAGGACTTACTTCATTTAATTCTTTATGAACAAATTCGGCATCCATCATGTAGTGGGTTTGATATTGCCCGTCTACTTTTTTAACTTCGTTTCCTTTGATGTTTCTATTGAATTTCATATTGTTCTTTTAACCAATCGAAGTCATTAATTTTTGCCAATTCGCTAGGAGCATTTTGCCAAAATAGTCCAAAGTATTTCCCTGCAGTGGCACCACTCAGTGCTTCTTTGCTAAATTCACCATGTGCAACTGTTATCCAGGTTTCAAGTCTATGTGATGTTTCATTATCAAGTTGACCGTCAATAATTTTGCTTGATAATTTACAACATTCTCTAAAAGCACTACGCCATGTACTAAACGCATCAGTATTGAATGCGGTAATATTACTAACCTCTGGCATTGCTTTAAATGATTTACTAATGCTAGTGGTCATATCTGCAGAATTTATATCCATCTCTAATGTTAGTTTACGAGGCAATAATTTTACACCGCCATACCCATATTCTAAATCATTGACCGGATTTCGACTCCTCCATACATGTACAGTGGTAGTTAACATACGTCTAGCGTTAATACTATAATAAGGTATTTGCTCAACTGAAAAATCAAATTCATCAACTATAATAGCATCAGCATCAACTACCCATAGCATTTCTGTTTCACATATTTTCGCTGCTTCAATGTGTGCTTGATGAATTCCCTTGACTCCATGTACACGTTTCGCTCTTGGAAACTTTTCAAGTAACTTATTATAATTTTCATCTGCATTTACTTCGTTGTAACTGATAAAAATAATATCAAAGGGTCTAGGATATGATGCTACAATATCAATTTCTTTTTTATTGTTTACAAAGAATCTATTATCAAATTCTTTTTTAGCTACTGTATGTTCTTTTGAAAAAATACAGATACCGTCAAAATATTCACCGTTTTTAAATACGTGCGGTATATGCTGTTCATATTTAGGAACTTTAAAATCAAATTTAAAATTACTATCAACAACTACATCATTCCACACTACCCAAAACATTTCTGTTTTCGAAGTGTCTTTAGCATTAAGATATTCATCGTATGAATTGATATAAAATATATCGTACGGCGTTGGATATGATGCTACAATATCAATTTCTTTTTTATTGTCTACAAAGAATCTATTATCAAATTCTCGCTGACTTACATTAGCCGATTTTGGAATTAAGCATATTCCATCAAAAAAAGCTCCATTCTTAAATACATGAATGTATTCATTATCCCAAGGTGTGGCTCTATATTCATTTAAATTAAAATTAGTATCTAAAATAAGATTGTCCCGCACTACCCAAAATAATTTAGTAAAGGCACGTTTACGAATATCTGCTAACGGTGTATTTTTTTCTAATCTCCGAGCACTGGGATAGATAGCTGTTAACGCATCCCATCTATCATCTTCATCACCTAAGAAAAATATATCATACATTTTCAGGTATTCTATAATAAGTAGCGTTTAGGTTTAAAGTCTCATTATATAAATCAAGGGTGTACTTACTTTGTGCAGCATCCAAGTATGGCCAATGTAGACCTAGGCCTAATTTAATTTTTTCACCTAATAATTTAATTTCTTCTACTAGCCCAGTGTCTCCTACTTCTTCGAAAGGTCGACCGTACTGGTTCCATATTCCTCTAAGTATTTCAAAGTCTCTAACTTCTATATAATTCCACTGTGTACAATTTGCTAACCATGTACCTAATCTAGCACCATACACGGCATAGAGTCCGTTTTCTTCATGAGCACCAACTGTTGACCAAATACGCAGTCTATGGATATTATGCCACCAAATACGTTCTTGAATTTCTCCAGGTGGAACTTTAACACCGTCGAGTAATGTCATCTTAACACCTTCACGGAATCCTGCTCGCCATGCTTGGAATGGGCTTCCTGTGATGATACTATCGCTGTAAGTTACGGGAAAATTTCTATATCCCTCTTCCCAACAAAAATCAACCTGGCCTCTGTCACTATCGGCATTTTCGTGAGTGCGCATATTCAATACAAAATCTTTTTTCCAGATTTTAGGTCCACCATTGCCGTACCGTAGTCCATTGATTTTATTTCTTCCGCACCATCCATAGACATGAATTTTTGGATCACTCATATCAAGATCTAAATTAAAAAACTTAGTATCAACGATATTATCTGCGTCAATGGTTACAAACCATTCTGTTTCACTTAATTCTGCTGCGGCTTTGTGTGCATGGTCAGAACCTTTAACCCCATGTACACGTTTTGCCCAAGGTACTTTATCACAAAGATCAGCATAATGTAAATCAGCATTAGGTTCATCATAGCTGAGAAAAATTACATCAAATTCTATTACTTTCATTTTGTGTCAAATAGATAAACAGGAAATAAGCGTTTGGTGTAGATACTAAATTTTTTAGACAAATCAAGATCTGTAATAATCTGTGGAGCTGATACTAATTCATCGACTGTGAATTTAATAGCATGTCTTACAATATTAGGATCGTTGTATTCAGTTATTAGGAATGTCATTTCGGTTGAGCCGTCCCAATGGATTTTTCTTTTCTTGTATTTTTCAGATAATTCAAACGTGAGTGAGTTGTTATCTCGAATAACCATTAGGTCCGCTGTTAATAACCCTGAATAAGATTTATCCATAATCCTGTGCAATACATCATCAATTTTTGTAAGACGCTTAATTTCGGCAATTTCAAATTTTCCCGAACTCATATCAACGAAACAGGAATTTAAACTAATCTTACCGTCGGTAATCAAATGTGCTGTTTCATGATCGATTTCAACACATTGCACATCCTCTGGCAATGCTGTTGAAGGATAAACACCCATTACGTCGCCAGTGGCTACGTTAAACGATGCATAGAATTTTATTTCGGGTGGCTTATAATTTGCTAGCCATTCGTCAAAGTCTATTTCTGCCATAATTTTTCTTCCTGTATATTAATAATTTCATCTGTGATTAATTGCTTTTCTACATAGTGAACAATATCGGTTTGTTTAAAATTTCCAATCTTAATTTCATTATCTACATTGAAATAGAATCCAACATGATCAGTCCACGAATCTGCCGGCCATGGCCAATTTTGTACCATAGGTTTCATATGTACTACTTTTGGAAATTCTAAAGGGTACGCAATTTCATCACTAATGTCTAAAATTTTTGCTGCTAACGCAAATGCTTCATCAGTTCCAACTACCCTAGGTTTAAAATCTGGAAAAAATACATTTTTAAATTCCGTAGGATTTTTAATAATGTATCTGCCCAAAGTAAAAAACTCTTTTGCTAATTCTGAATCTTTCTTGAAAAAAGTATAAAAGGAATACAAATTAGGTAAATTATTTTTAGTAAATGCTGTACGATAAAAATCATTAGTAACAACTTCACCCCGATAGGTATAAGATTTATTTGCTACATACAACTCACTGTTTTCAATAAAATATTCTGCCCAATGGCTTACATCTCGTGTAAACAACATATCTGCATCTAAGCATACGGTATAATCAAAAGGACTTAATTGATCCATCCAGCTGCGTCCATCCCAGAACGTTTCTTTATCCCATTCGATTACATGGTCAAACACCCAAGACGAAGTTAATTTATCCACCGCTTCTTTGTCATCGGTTACTAATGCAATATTATTAAATCCATCTTTCTGTGTATTTTTAATACTCAATGCTAGAGAATATGCCAACTTAGTATAGTCAACTTCGTCATTTTTTGCAATGATAATTAGATACCCGAAAGTCATATTAACTCCAACAATTTTTCTTTATTTCTAATAATGCTTTGTTTGTTCATAATATGAACATCGGAATCTTTAATTGCACATACTTGATACTTGCCTTCAGTTAACGGCCCTGCTATTAAAAATAACAATTTGTCATCATCAACATTCCAAAGCATATCACGATCCATAACAGTTAATAGTGGAGGCAATGTTTTACTTAGATCAGTTTCAAATCCGTCTAAAAAATGTTTTGCAACACTGAATGCAATATCATTTCTATATTGGCGAGTATCAAATCTATAGACATCACTATATTGATTATAGTTGATTTTAATATCTTTTACAAGCTCAAAAAACAATTTACTTTCTTTATTTTTGGTAAACATAACATTAGTCGCCCAAAATAAATGTACTCCGGTTTCTGAAACATTTTTATCTAGATATCCGATTCGATCACCTCGAATATCATTCATCGATTGAGAAATCATTACACTAGAATCTAGATCCCAGTAGTTGTTTAGTTGATCGGAAAAAATTAAGTAGTCGCTATCTAGTAATAGTGTTTGATCGTATGGGGTTAAGTCCCATGCATCGGCACGAGTCGAATTGATGAATGGGATTGTTTTTGAATCTGTGCCGTCATTTAATCGACGAACATTGCCGGTAACTGGCCTATCAATTATTGTAATTTTTTCAAATACGGAATTAGCCTTATCCCAAATATTTGATTCGTGCATCCATTCTAATGTTGACTCGTCAGTAATTAATGTTAACGGAATATTGAGGTGTTTTTTGGCTAGGCCGCCAGATATGACCGCTAACAATGCGTAGTCGATATCTCGACTATTATGAGCAAATATTAGGCCGCCTCGAGTCATAGGTCGACCAATGTTTCTACAGTTCTACTTTTTTTAAGTTTATCGTATTCTTCTTGATACTCGTAAGTAGCTGTAAAATATCTATCTAAAATTTCGTCTTTGAATTTTACAAGATCTGCAATTAAAATTGGATTGTCGTTTGAATCAATCAACGGAACATTTGTTTTACGTTCTTGATCAATTAAGAATTGAACAAAACAAATTAATGTTTGATCAATTTTAAAAATTCCACCGGCATGCCCGAATGTTAATTTAGCAGCAATACGTTCTTTTAAAACCTTACGCTGAAGTGTAAGTGTTTGTTTATAATTTGAAAAATCAAGCGCATTGGCTAGAAGAGCTTCCATTTATTTCTCCTATAATATAGTCAGTTTATTTATTGCCTTAACTAACTTGGAGAAATATTTTAAGAGTGGGTGGGGGCCACGATATAGAACGAATTTGCTACTAAATTAGGATATAGTGCGCCAACCGCTCGAATATGGGAAGATGTAAATTGTATTGTTCCGCGAACAATGCCGTCGGGTGGGTTATCTGTAGCTGGATGCCCTGATAACACATCAGGGTCAACATACCCGTCAGTATAAACAGCAGTAATTATTACCTGTGTAGCACCACCGGATGAGTTATTACCAATATCGCATCGTGCATATAATTTCCAATTATTAGCTGCATATGTACTTGTAGAACTTACAGTAAAAAATTGTTGATTAGTACTAGTTAATGTATAAAAATTAGTCGAAGGAGTATTACCACCAAAAACAATAGTGCCGGCTCCTGCCAAGGTATCACGCCATGCATTGTTTTGTTGGGTGCTCGTCGATGGTGTAAACGATGAAGTAAATCGAAGTTTGCCGCCAGAATTGAAAAAATATCTGGCGGCGGCAGCATTTACAAAAGTTGCTGTAATTGTTAACGAAACAGATGTAGACCAATCGCTTGAGTAAGTTTTTGATGTTCCACTTTCAACAGCATACTGACCTGCAGCAATGTCAAATTTATTTGTAGCAGCCTGTGTAGCTAATGTAAGATATTGATAGTTTGGTTCGGCTGCATTGTAGACAATAGTGTCTCCCTCATTGACCGTTTTAATTGTCGGTAATGCCCCTATTTGGTGTACAATACAATTGACAATATCAAATCGTAAATTGTCCCATTGTGTTTTGGTTACAGAATCACCAAGCACGGCGGCGGTAGCTGCGGCGGCAGTTTGACCGTACCCTGTATTGCCAGAGGTGGTGGCAGATATAATAGGATTAATAATGTTTCGTATATTATTGTAATCCGGTACGCTAATTATATCATAAACTGCCATGGGTGTCCTCCAACTTGATATTTACGTGATCAGGAACCGCTAATGCTAGAAACTGAATATATAGGAGGTGTAATAGCAAAATTTCCAGAACCAGTAGGTAACAATGTACCAGCTGCTCGAATTTCGGTTATATTAAGAGTTAGGGTTCCGTCTACAGTGTCTCCTGGAGGTATTTCAGGGCCAGTATCAACATAACCATCAATCCACTGAATATTGAATGTAAATATTCTTCCTGTACCTGTGGTATTATTAGCTACATCGGTCTTGGCCTGTAGTCTATATTTGTTATTAGAATAAGGCGATGACGCTGAATTTTCATAATACGTTTGGAAGGCATTAGTTAGTGTATACACTCCAACACCAGTCGGAGTCACTGTTCGATTATTAAAGTCTTGATTACCGACAGCAGTTAGCAATCTTGTCCAGGCAGTGTTTTGATCTAATGATGAGCCGCCCGACCTAGACGAATTGAATCTAAGTATGCCGCCTGAATTCCAAAAATATCTTGCTTGTTCAGAAGTAGCAAATGTTAGTACTACTTGACAAGAAACTGTATTAGCCCAAGATGCAGATCTTGTAACAGCCGCTGCTGGAATTGTAGTTATCGATTGAGTAGTTGCAATTTTATATTTGTCGGAGGTAATCGTATTAGCAGCCGTACTATATTGATAGTTAGGATGGCTTGCTCCGTACTTGATAGGACTAGTAGTTGCAACTATAGTTAGATCGGGTATCGTATCTAATTGATGAATAGAAGCATTAATGATATCCCATCTTAGGTCATCCCATTGTGCTTTTGTTATTTTTCTTTTTTCAAGGACAGGATCTAACGGATTTACAGCCGCGCTATTTAATTGCTGACCGTATCCAAAATCAGCGGTTACTCCGTTGCCCACACCACCGACTCCCATCACATTAGCAATTTTTGTTCTAATGGTGTTGTAGTCTGATGCTTCTATTATTTGTCCGACGCCTGCTGCCATTTTTATTCCTTATAGTATCACTGATTCTACTAATTTAACACCTGCATGGTCACTTGATTCTAATGCAATTGCAAACGTATCTAAACGATCGGTAGCGGCTTTCGCACATCCCTGATCGCCTGCAACTAACCTGTCACCTTTTTGAACCATACCAATTACTTTAACTGGCACACGACCTTTAAGGGCAATATATGTGCCGCCTTCTAGATCCTTATTCATCATAAACGCTGGATTAGCAGATACAGCTCCAATTGCTCGATCACCGTAAGTACTAGCAGTAACTTCTTTTTCACCGCCAACTACTACAACTGTGCCAACTTCATATTCTTTATCGGCTATATATTTTTCTGCTAGATCGGCATATCTTGCTGCAAGAGCAGTACCGTCAAATATTTCTGCGTGTAATGTTCCAGCGCCATCTCTAACTGCAATTGTATTAAAACTGTTTGCTGTCGATGCGGTTCTATAAGTACCGCTAACATTTAGAGTGTCTGCTTGTGTTGCTGTACCGATAAATGACACTGCATTAATATTGCCAGTAGTATCTCTAATTACCACGGTTGATGCAACCGCAGCGACATTAGGACTATAAGCTCCTAATTTCTTAGCGGTTCCTGCTTCGCCCGAGATGTCACCTTGTACATCACCATAGACGATTGTCTTTGATGCGGGAGTTCCTAACTGTCCAAAAAATATTTTATTTGTAGCATCAAACGCTTGAGTACCGTTATTTGCATTTATATTGGCTGTTAATACTCTTGATGCATTGTTTAGTATTAGAGCCGCTGATGGATTAGACGATTCAACAATATTTCCGTTTAATATTCCGTAGAAATTAGATGCATGAACTTCCTTCCATACATATGAAGTACTACCAACTGTTCCGCCTAAATTTAAATTACCGGAAATAGCCGGAAAGATTCCTGTTGATCGTATTTTATAAAGATTTAAACTATCATTATCATTTACTTTAAATCTAAGTGTTATAGGTGAGTTGGGCTGACGCTGTTCAATCACTATTTGATCCTCATCGCGTAACGGATCTCCGCCGGCGGCATTGTAAAACGGATCTTGGCTTTGTTTATGAACTAGTAATTCTTTGCCAGCACCTAAATAAAAACCATTATCGTTTCTAAACCAGGCTTGCTCATCAAAATTTAAATCGCCTTTTTGTAAAAATACAGATGATTCAAGTCCTCCGAGTTTCAATGCGTTTGATGCTGTACCCCAAAAATATTGTTGTGCTGCTGGAGTTGTTATTCCCGTTGTTGCATCTGTGTTAATTAATGTGATACCTTTTTTAACACGGCTAAATCCAACTATAGGATTAATATTACCGATGATGAAATCAACTTTGCTTATGATTGCTAATGTGACTCCCCCTGCTTGTAGCTCTACAATCGGAACAGGAGTACCTAAAGAATCCTGAATTGTTCTACTAATTGCACCACTTGCACCAGCTTCAGGTGCTGCTGCTGGTCCAATTAATACAAAATTTGTTCCAGACCAAGTATAAAGCTGTTTAGATGTTTCGTTAAACCATAAATCACCAGCTACTAACCCAGCCGGTGCTGTTGTACTAACAACTGCTCCGCTGGCTACCTTATATTGTGAGCCATCATAGAATTTTAATTTTTTAGTAACGCTGTCGTACCAAATTTGTCCAGCGACTGATTTCGGTGGAGCTGAGACTCCTGCGAAACTTTCCAGTAAATGTAGGAAATTTTCGTTCTGAATTTCGCCGTAACCTGCATAGTTTTTACCTACAAAACGCAGATCCGTTGTGGTGTCAATAGTTCCGTCTTCTACAGATACTAAAAATGCCCCATTATATCGATTAACTTGATACGCCATTACTTTGCTCCATTATCTATTGTTATTTATCTGAACCTTTTTTAGATCCTGCCCACTACAACTTCTATAACACCCTCGATTCCATCGAAATCTTCTAGTGCTTTACCGATAATTGTGCCTAATTGTGGAGTAGTGGTTCGTCTTGCAAATCCACTTCCAGCAGCAATTAACATATCGCCCTTTCGAATTTCACCACGTACCTTAACAGGAACACGACCTTGTAATGCTACTGCAACTACATACTGCCCTTCGCAGTCAGAATTCATTAAATGTGCTGGATTAGTAGATACAACCCCAGCTACTTTTGCGGTAGAATCGCTAGCAATAGTAACTTCAAACTCGCCACCGAACTCTAAAACTTCACCCGGTTCGTACTGTGCATCTGATACATAGTTTTCTGCTAAGTCAGCATATCGAGCTGATGTTGCAGTACCTTGAAACGCACCGGAAGTAATAAAATTATTAGTACCTGCATCGAGGTCTTTGTTAACATTCCATTTATTGCCAGCTACTGTATATGTAAGAGTTGCTCCAGCACCATCAATTTCAATACCTGCACCATTTGCTGCTGTTGGATTCGCTGCACCTTTAGCTAGAGTAACTACTAAATCATGTATAGCTGTTTGTGTTGAATTAATTGTAGTTGTTGTACCGTTAACTGTGAAGTTGCCCGATACTATAAGGTCTGTTGCTACTGTTACTGATGTAGCTGCCGGAGTACTTGGTACAATGCTATCTACTTTTAATGTTGTTGCATTAGATATTACTGTGTATATTTGATTAAATCTGCGAGAACTTGCACCAATGTTCCATGTCCCGGAAGGTAATAATGTTGGAGTTGGAGCATCTCCCGATAAAGGTGCACTACCTGGTTGGAATTCTAATGTAGACTGGCCACCGATTCCGGCAGTATCTAATATTGTTATTTGTAGATTTTTATTACTTACTATTTTAGACTTATTGCTATCAATAAATAAATTTAAATTGTTTGTGTTGCCAATTGAAATTCCTGAATCTTTAACTTCGAGCGAATTTAATCTCCCAACACTTTCTAGTGCGGATTCAACAACTGTTGATTTAATTCTTGTGCCTGTTAATGTTTCAGCAGCAGCCGTAATAGTTATATCTGTGCTACCATTAAATGAAACTCCGTTGATTGTTCTGGCTGTTTTTAATGTGTTAGCTGTGTCAGCATTACCTGCTAGGAATCCGCCTATGATTGTATTGGCTTTTATAAGATCAAATTCACTTGTAATGCCTGTTGGTGAAATAATTTTTCCGTTAAATGTATCAGCAGTAATTGTCGTTGCTGTAATTCCTACTGCGGCAAAGCCTCCTGCAGAATCTCTGGCTACAATTTTGCCTGCACGTGATTCTGGGCCAGCATCAATAGACCATGTTCTTTCAATAGATCCGTCAAAGTTACTACCTATGATATATGCACCCTTATTCAGTGCACCAATGGTTGGGGATTTAATAGTAACATCATTTGTCCCAGTAAAAATAAAACCGTTAATCTTTGGAGAATTTTTAAGAGCTGTTGCCGTATCAGCATTTCCTCTTAAATTGCCGCCAAAGAAAGAATCTAACGGAACATTAATTCCTCTTTCTAATGTGCTGAATCCCACAATCGCATTTGAATTCGCAATCTCGTATCGTGTTTCTGAAAATACCGCTTCAACTATTCCATTTACTTTAACTAATAACGCTGGATGTTTGAGTACATTGATATCTGTTAATTCGATGCCTACAATTTTTGTATCACCGTATCCGGCAACTGCCTCTGGACCGATAACTTTCCATGTGCTGCCACTATAGACATTAAGCTGGTTAATGGTTGTATTAAACCAAAAATCGCCTTCGCCTGCTGTAGGCGGAGCTACACCAACATTTGCTGACGAAGCAGATTTCCATTCTGCACCATCGTATAATTTTAATGTTTTGGTTGTGCTGTTGTACCACAATTGACCAGACAATGGTCGTAACGGTGCTGCTGTATTAGCAAAGTTTTCTAATAGATATAAAAAATTTTCGTTTTGAATACTGCCGTAACCTGTATAGTTACGACCGATTAGATTGATACTAGTTGAATTATCGAGGGTGCCATCATCTAACACCAATAATTGACTACCGTTATATCTATTAAGTACGTATGACATTCTTATTCGCCCCTTTATTATGCCACAAATGTCCAGGCGCCTGTGATCACCTGGTAAACTTTAACTACTCTATATACAGAGACTACTTGTGGAGATACTGTCACTGGAGTAAAACTAACGTTATCAACACCAAACGCTGTTCCACCAGGAACTAATGAACCTGGGGCGTCTGGAGTTATAAATTCTGTAGGATGTGCCGTTACATAGCTGTTCATATTAATTGTTGTTGATGAATTTGACAACGATGTACATAATATTCTTGCAACTGTTCCGTTCCTATATTCGCCTGGAGGTGCTACCTGAGTCAACCATCCAGCAATGCCTGCATTAGAGATCGCATCTGAAATATCCATACTAAAGACTAACGGTCTACTTTGTGTTACAGTATCGACATAATTTTTTGTAGCAGCATCTTGTAATGCTAGCGGGTCTCCCATACCGGTAATTCTTGGATTCCCGACTGTAACTTGGTCAATATATCTAATACCCGTAACTTGTTTTAATGCAACGTTACCAGTACCATTTGGTGCTATTTCAACATCTCTATTAGTGATAACTGTTGATATTCTGTTTCTGTCTATTCTCAAGGTCGGAGTCGGTGGGTTGCCTGACGGTACTAGAGAACCAAGGTCTACTAATAGTGTATTATCGTCCGGTAATACTGGCCCAACTACTAAACTTGACTGTGTACCAAAACTTGTTACCCCTGGAATACTTGTAATGCCGGATCCCAATGCTGTTCCTGATATAACTTCAATACCATTGACTTTTAATTTTTTACCAAAAGCAAGATTGATATCTTCTGAGCTATTCCACGAAGAGGTAGCTGTTGTCCATAGGAACGTCTTATCCGATGCTCCTTTCAAAATTATGCCGCCACCACTCGCATTAGCATCAGTCGGTGTAATTCCTGTTTGTTTAGCTAGTTCAATCGCTTTGTCTTCGACTGTTAAGGTACTGGCGTTAATTGTTACTGAATCTCCAGATACTGTTAAATTTCCGTTAACAGTCAAGTTGCCGCCGATAATAACTTCACTGCCTGGATTTGATCCGTACAATTTAAGAGTTTGATCTATTGCGTTACAATCAAATGGGATATCTGTGGCATCACCGCGTTTTACTTTTATTGAAATATTATTATTCTTGGAGTTGTTAACAAAAGACACTGTTCCGTTGTCTACAAATATTTGGGCTTGCTGCGAATCACCAATTAGTACTCCACTGTTCGATACAACAGTTAATTGTCCATTTATAATATTGTCAGCATTTTTTCTTAGATACGATGCAGCTGGTTCGTTCCCTAATTGCTCGGAATTAGTTGCTGTTACATTAAATTTAAATCCAGAAATTGTTCCAGCATTGAATCCAGCTATAATGCTACCACTAAACCCAATGATAGGTTGCTTAGGAGTAAAAGAATCTTTTGAAAAAATACCTAATAATGAACCATTATCGTATAATGTTGTAATAACTCGAGTCTGATTTAATGAATCTAAAATAGTCGAGACAATTAATCCGCTTCGCCCCTGACTGGCAGAATATGACGGTCCTAATAATATTGTGTTGGTACCATCAAAGAAAAACAATTGTTTATTAACATTATCAAACCATAAGTCTCCGACACCCAGTGTCGACGGCTGTGTATTTGAAATTGTAGCAGAGCTTACTGGAACGAAACTCGATCCATTATAAACTTTAAGTTTTGATTCACTTCCATCAAACCAAATTTGGCCTTTGATAGGACGACTTGGAGGTACAGTATTAGCAAAATTTTCTAATAACTTAATGAAGTTTTCATTTAATGCCTCACCGAAGCCGCTGTAGTTTTTACCAACAAGTGTTAAGTCAGATGAAAGCTGATCTAGCTGCCCATCAGCAACTGTTGATAATATACTTCCATCTGTTTTGTTTATAATATAAGACATAGTTTATTCCGTTATTAGAACGCTGGCATGCCAGCTCTAATGATATAATTTAAAGATAGGTACGGATTTAAAATACTAAATTCCGCTCCCAACGTGGCTGTTGTATCAATGCCTCCGGTTGTATTTAGGTACTGGGCTTGCCCTGCAGCAGTTGGGCCTGGGCCTGAACCCGGACTAGTACCTGCTACTGGAACAGGATCTAATTTAACCACAGAATATTGTACTCCTGGATGATCTAGAGGTTGTAAATTGTGTTGATGCTGGGGTAAGTTATTAACGTTTAACGAATTCGTTGCTGCTCCCGCATGGCCGCCGAGTGTTTTTCCAGATGTACCAGGAATTCTATTAACTGTTCCGCCGCCAGCATCGGTATAACCACCATATCCAGTAATGTTAGGTACTTGCGTTCCGTTATCCATATTGTCAAGACCTAAGGCAAATCTACCTCTAAGATCCGGTAATACAAATGTTCCTGCTCCTTTAGTCGGAACTCCATGAACATCACCAATTACATCGTATAACGCTTTGTACTTGGCTTTTTCTTGTTCGCTGCCGTCGCATAATAGATACCCGTCCGGAAGGTTTGCACCTGCGAATGGTAGTATTGCACCAATCGGCATTCCGAGATCTCCCACAAAAACATCTCTAGTTTGTCTTAAAAGACCGACAGTGTCACGATATACAAGCACTTGATCTTTTTCATCTGAAATGTTTGGAAACGGTTCGTCTTGCCCAGAAATAATATCTGATGTTAATTTAGTAGTGAATACTTTTGTTAAGCCTTCATATGACCCGTCAAATTGTACAGCGTTAGATTGTACATCACCGATTAGTTGAAAGCTAGTCTTAAATCTTAAATTCGTAGATGTTCTAGCATTACCTGCCACGTCACCATCTAAAACACCCTTAAGGGTTCCGGCATTAATTGACTCTGCATAAACAGTTCCCCATTTTAATGTACTCGACCCAATATCGTAAGTACTCGATGCCTTAGGTAAAATTTCATGCGCTGTTGTTTTTCCGCCTACTTCGAATGTTGTACCTACTAATAAATTTTTTGTAATAGCAGCGCCACCTTTGGTAGTAAAACTACCATTGGTAAAACTTGTACTAGCATCACTTCCGGTAATTCGAATATTATTTGTTACTCCGACACTTCCTTGAACATCTAATTCTACCTGGGGAGCCAATAAATTGATACCTACTTTGTTGCCAATCACTCTCAATGTAGTACTCGGAGTTCCGTCTGCATTAACCTGTAAATCAATACTACTTCCAGGAGTTGCATTATAAATTGAAGCGGCTGTTAATGTATTTGTTAATCTAAATGTTCCATCAATGCCTAATGTGATGCCTTGGTTATTTCTAACATTAAAACTATATTCTGTAGTATTAATAATATCAGATCTTAAAAATTTTGCAGCCTGAACTGCTTTATCAGCAACTATTAGAGATTCTGCGCTTTGTGCAGTTCCATATAACTTTGAGAGGGCTACCGCATTGCCGACTGGGGAAGTATTGATGTTAATGCCTGTTCTGATTTGTTCAAACCCGGTAATTGAAATTTTAGGAACAAACGTATCTTTACTAATAATTGCAATCGGAACTTCATCAGATAATAATTTAATAACGTTCCTGGTATTGTTATCAGTGTCGCTTATTGAATCAACAATAACTCCAGTTCTTAAACCATTTTCAGTGCTAAATTGTGGGCCAACTAGAACCCATGTTTTTCCGGACCATACATATAACTGTTGCTTAACTGTGTCTACCCAGATTTCGCCAACTTTGTCTTCTGAGATTGTAGGAGCTGTGGCAGATTTTTGAATATTACCTGCTGCTTTCCAGCCAATGCCGTCGTATATCTCTAAGGTACCAACTGCGGTATTATACCATAATTGTCCTTCGATAGGGTTTGTTGGTTCGTCAACTGATGCAAAATTTTCTAGTAGATGTAAAAAGTTTTCTGCAATAACTTGTCCATAGCCCGTAACATTACGTCCTGGAAATTTTAAGCTAGTGCTTTCATCAGTAACATTGTCATATACTGGAATAGCTGTATTTGTTTTGTCGGTAAAATTTACATTATATGTCATAATTAAACCTCACTAAATCCAGTTAAACTTTGTACACGGATCGTGTAATCAATCTGTAGTAGTCTGTTTAGTGACTTTTGCACAGGATGAAAGATAACGTGAGTTAACAGTTTTCCTTCTCCTGCAGGATTATAACTTTTTAAACCCAGTTCATCAAAGATAAAACTGCCACTCATGTTTTGACTATTGTCAAATGCATCTTGTCCGTCTGGTTCGCCGTAGTCCAGCAAACAACTAACAATAATATCACTGTATGTTGCTCCGCTAATATGTCTAACTTCCATTTTATTTCTTACAGGATCAGAGTTTTGAGATGAATTTTGGTCAACAATCTTTTGATATGTTTGATTGTATAGACTCGAATTTACACCTACAGTGTTTGGAGTCAAATATGTAATAAGGCCAGTTGGGTCAACAATAGTTCCTCCTGTGCCGAATGCCATTTGATATACAGTGCCTTGGCCTTGATTTGAAAGACTTTGCACCATTGCCACCGACATATTTTCATAGTGGATGGCATTTCTTTTATTAATAAACACCTCTTGTGTTTGGGGATCAAATATTTTGATATGCCCTTCGAAGTGGAACCCACCGGTTTCGTGCGGTTTTTGTTCTGGTTTTTCACTAGTATGATTCTGATTTTGTTCCATTTTAGGCTCTTTTTTCTCCATATACTATTTATTCAGGCAACTCAGTCGACTTTTGATCTATGAATCTTGCGATTGGGTTTACGTTATCTAGTAAAGTAACACCTGTACTAGCTGTCGTTTCGGCTCTATCGTACCAAATTTTTCCTATTTTTCTAATTATTAAAATACGTGTGCCGGCTGGAACCGGCTCAGTTATTCTGATATAATTTCCAACACCGTCAACTGAAAACTCAGGAGCTAGGGTTATGTCAGCAGACGGGCTGCTGGCACCTAACTTTTCAGAATAAACTTTTAACGAATCTTTTCTAAGTCTTCGACCACCAACAAATACATCGAGTTGATCACACATACTATACAATGTTGGAATTCCTGTGCTTGATGTGAACGATCTATCAGATTGTAACGGTACAAAACTTAATGGTCCTGCAAGTAACGATGTTACAGAAATCACATCATTATCTGCTAGTGCAACATTAGTTCCGTCATTATAATGTACCGGGATACTTAATGTTATAAAACCGCCATTCGAAGTATCGGTTAGAGTATAGCTAGAAGCTTTAATGGGTTTATCGTTTACAGTAACAATTAGGTTGTCTTTATTTCCGTTACCATATTCTACTTTACTATTAAGTTCAAACTGGGTGCTACCGTCGTACACGAATGTAGCTGGACCGCCACTGATAAAATCTTCTTTTTCCTGTGTATCAGAATAAGATATAATATCGCTTGCTCCGGCATTGGATAATCTAGTTCCAGCTGGGTAACTAATTCCAATTGCAGATCCTAAACTACCGCGTCTTAACTGTCCAAGAACATTACCTGTTTTTGTTAGATACTCAATTCGTTCGTTCCTAATGCTAATCGATCCTGGGATATTTCGATTGACAATTGGCTCGTCTAGCATGCTTGCATCAGTTACAACAATTTCAGTATCGTAATAATTTAAATCTTGGGCTAATTTAACTTCTCCTAAAGAATACCTATTATAATGAGTAATGTTTAGCATGTCTTTATAGATCTCATAGGCTCGAGGATCTTTATAAATTTGATTACCAAATTGTATAATTTCAACAACATCGGCAGATGTTGTATCGTTAGTGATATAGACCACATTGCGTGGTAATGACACATAGAAATCTGTGCCGTTTGATAATCGGTCTCCGTTCAGGTAAACCCAAACATAGTTGCTGTCTAACGGATCTCTAGAAAGAGAATAATTTACCTTACCGCCTGAATATGTATCTGATATAATATCATATGTTGCGTACTCGCTGAACCATGTTACTTCTAATCGGTCGCCGCTGATCATTGTTACATTTGAATTAATAGTTAGATTATTATTTGCACTGATTAAATATTGTGCGTTAACTAATATCTCAACTTTGATAACATCTTGAAGTGTTAAGAAAGCAGTGTTTACTGTAACAGTTTTATTAGTACCATTATATACGTATGCAGTGACAAACGGCTGTAATATATTATTAATATAAACTTTAATATCCACTGCTGTTACTGTTGCAACGGGATCAGTACCTACTAGAACATTATTATTTGTTCCGTCATACACTGTATAATATGTGTCTGGGCCGCGTAATTTTTTATTATTCAACATCACTAACATCGAACCCGCTGTTGAACTTCTAGATAAATCTATAAATCTATCTAGTTCAAATGTACGGGTACTGCCGGTAAAATTAAATCTCTGATTGTTTACACGAATAATAGATTGCCCACTGCTATCTGAATTTAATGATGCTCCGAACGCAATAATTTTTACTACCTGTCCAGCTGCTGGTTTATTTGCAAACTGAACTATAGACTTTTCTGGAGTAATCTCTGCACCGGTAGTGATAGCAATATCCGAGCTATTTGTAAATCTAGTATCAATATAGTCGCCGTCAAGTGTGACAAATACCGACTGTGTTGTAGCGTAATCTGCTTGGGTTAAGAACAGATCTGTATTACCATCTGTAATAAACTCTTGATAATCTAACAACTCTACACCGCCTCTACCAATTGCAATAATTTCAATCAACGCATTTATTGGAGGAGCTGTAAAGAATATAATTTCATTAGTGTTAAAACTAATAGTGTAATCTAGATTACTATCATCATTATAATCATAGTATCCATATTTTACTTTGTTTACATATACTAATACCGCAGACGACTCAAGTACTGTTAAGCCGATAGGATATCTAGTAGTTGATCCGTCGCTGAATAAAACTGTGTTTTGCATCGGTGATGATCCAGAATTAGTATTCTGAAAAACTTTAATACTAACACTATCCAACACCTGACCTGGAACATTTTCTTCTGGGGCGGGCACTTGAGTAGGAGTAATAAAGTCGTCACCGTCTAAAATAATTTCTTCGGGCGTCTTACCAGTTGCTGTTGAGTATGCGCCACTCATTCCAGCTAAAGACCCGCCAATGATTTTTGTATCTAATAAATTAGGATCATTAATTTCTACGGAGCCATCACTTTCGAATGGCCTAAAAATCATTAAATCTCCGGCATGCATTCTAAAGTAACCTTCAAAGCTAATATCAGTTGTACTTCCGTCTCCTCGGAAACTAGGCATTAGAGATGTTGGTGGTCTAGCTTTTAGACCGTTATCCTGTACTGTTGACCCGTCATACCGATCATACAACGGATCGTCGATTCTGACTGTATTTTTTGTATCTGCACGTTTTACGTAGATCGAAATCATCTGGCCATCTGCAGGAATAAATGGTAGCTTGATTATTGCTGTACTGCCGTCAACTACTACATAATAATCCGAATTAGGGTCCACACTATCCCATCCGTCCGTGAACCACGGAAGGGCATCCCATCCGCCTGTGATCTCAAATGTTGTGCCTTGGACTTGTACTCCGCCAAAATCTATACCGGTCATTAGCTGTCCAACATCGTTACCGAGCATGCCGTCAGTCGGTGCATAGTATTTTTGAATCCTGTTGACTCCGTCTAATAGCTCGTCATTCTTTTCATATTCAATGTCAACAATGTCACCGGTTACTAACGGAGTAATAAAAATTAATTTTCCTTTTAATAATTGATATGTATCAACTGTTGATCTGTAAAATTGCAAATTATATTCGCTGTTTAAGACCAACTGATTGTTTTTGTATATGCTAATTTTATTTTTATCTCGGGTCGGAGCATATGCAAGATTAAATACCGCAGTAACTCCTGTAACAGTAAACTGCTGTGAATTACTGAATGAGGTTAACATTCCATCCTTGGTAATTCGATCAAACTTCAATGTCATATCAAATATTCTGGCTTTGCTATCACCTAAAATAACTGATGCTTTTGCAATCTTGAGACTAGAACCATTACCGCCGACTAGTGTTACTGTTGGAGTTAGTGTGTAATTTTTTCCAGGAGATACTACCTCAATTCCAGAAACTACACCGTTAGATACAAACGCTCTTGCTGTTGCTCCGGTGCCGTTACCTTCAATAATGACTGTTGGTGGAGTTACATAATTTTCTCCGCTGTACGATACATTAATTTTAGATATAGAAAATCCTTGATTATCTGCCCAGAATTTCCAAGGATACTGATCAAATAGATTATATCCTTGACCAACAGGAACAATTCTTCCGTCTCGTGGAGAATATACTGGCGGTAAATCAAAATCAACTGCGGTTGTGTTTGAAGGTTCTACAAAGTTGTATCGACTTGTATACTCTCTAATAGAAGTTCTATAAGGTTTAATCTCTTCCAGATATTGTTGATATGCTGG